AGGAAGGCGAAGGCAATACGCCGCCGCCAGACAGGGGTCAGGACTTCTTCGATGACGCCAAGGCGCTCGTAGGAATGGATAAATCGGTCGGGCGCGGCCACGATCCCGACATGCTTGGCAATGGCGCGCGGCGTCATGCGGAACAGGATGAGTGCGCCGGGACCGATGTCCTTCGTCTCAATAGGGACCAGCATTGAAGCGGCCCCATCCGCCAGCACCTCGTGGGGTCCGGTCTCGCCCCAATCGCGACTGTAGGGCGGGATCGGGAATGGCTCATTGCCGACCACCTCGCGCCAGACGCCACGCGCAAGTCCGAGGCAATCACAGCCCACCCCGCGCAGGCTGGCTTGATCGTGATAGGGTGTGCCCAACCAGGAGCGTGCCGTGGCGACGACGAGGACGGGATCAGCGGTCATCACAACACGCCGCCTTCATGGCTGCCGTCCTGGCTGGCATAGCGCAGCACGGCATCTTGGCCGGGTATGTTAGGAAAACCCCGGAAGTTGGTGGTATTGGCGAACTTCGCGCCACAGGTGGCGATGCGCTTGTCGCAGCCCGCCCGCGCGATGAAGCTGTCTCCCTCGGCTATGGCGCGCACCGGCGCTTCCAGCAGGGTCAGTGTCGCGATGGCATCGGCCAATCCATGGGCCAGCACTTCGGTGATGCGCCCTGTATTGGCGCCGTTGGTCCAGGTGATCGTGCCTGAGGTAAACCAGCCCGCGTCAAAACCAGACAGCCCTGAGGCCAGGAACGCCCGGTCGCGCAACAGGTCGGTGATCACCCCCGTGCCCTTGTAGACAGTGTTTTCGAGATCAATCCGGCAGCGTGCGTCGCCCAGTGCCGCATCGCACCCCGCCTGAAACGTCCGCCCGACGGTCTGGCCCAGCACATGTGCCAGCGACCGCACTTCCGCGACAAAGGCCATCCGCCCGCGCCGGATTTGACCCACAGCACCGCGCCGCATCAGCACCCGTTGGCTGGTGGCGGCCCAGTTCACCCGCCACAACTCCACCGCCGCGTTGTCCCAGCGCCCGTCGAGGATGTCAGTCTCAGTAATCCGGTCGGACGTCAGCACGCCACTCGCGTCCTGCGCATCAACAGCCAGATCGGAACCGGAGCGGATTTCCGAGGCGGCGAAACCGCTTTCGGGCTCAAACTCAGTGCCGTCAAAGCTGAGGGCGCGATCATGATCGGTGAAACCCAGCGCCACGCCATCCGTCTGAGAAATCCGCCAACACCAGGATAACGTCGTTGTGCCATCGTCCAGATGGGCCTGCAGCGCTGGGGACAGGGACTTCATCTGCGGATCTCCAGCAAGGGGATAGATGTGATTGAGCCTAGCCGCTCGATATCGAGGGTCACGTCCAGCGTGTCAGTGTCGAAGCGGACAGGAACATCGAACTCGAAGCCTGCAGTGATTGCGACGCCCGCGCCGGGGGCGGCGTTAAACGTGACACTGCCGGTCGTGGTGTCGACGCTCCAACCGGTCATCTGCTCGCCCCCGTTCAAAGCCACCCGGATTGTGCCCGCGACGGGTTTGGCAATGGCGCGGGTCCAGCTCTGTGCGCCGGAGGTATAGCTTTTCAGGAGCGCGAAGGTGGTGACGGCACCATTGCCGGTGCCAATGGGCTGGTCTGTGGGGGCGACCGCCTGCGAGGGCACTGAGGATTTGTAATCCGCCCAGTCCTTATAACGGAAGCCATGCAGGCGAGCGTTCCGTGCCTCGAAGAAGGCGACGACCGCTGCCAGATCGTCTGCGCGGCGAATGCCGTAGGCCACATCAAAACGCCGTCGGGAGTTGGCCCAGCTGGCGTTCCGTTCTTCGTCACCACTCGCCAGCTCGACAATCTGGGTGCGCCGTTCCGGCCCGCCGCGCGCACCCCGGCTGATATTGTCGGGAAACCGAACCTCGTGAAACGCCATCACATGCCCCTCCGGCCGAGAGACACGGCGCGGGCGATATCAGCCGCGACCTGCGTGCGGGATTGCCGGAAGCTGTCGGCATCACGGGACATGATCGTGACGTTGACATTGGGCACCGCACCTTGGCTCTGACCGTAGCCAGCCGCCTCCCTGCGCGACAACACCCGTTCGCCGCGCTGCAGGATCGCGGGCACTTCGTCCGGTTTCAGTCCAGCCCAGCCGCCTGAATGCATGCGCGGCGCTCCCGCGAAGGCCATGGCAGGCACCATCCGGCTGCTACCTGCGATGCCAACCGTTCCACCGGAATGCAGGATGTTCGCGAACAACCCGCCCGCGCCGCCAAACGCACCCGACAAGGCATCGGCGATGGGGCCGAGAATAAAGCGCCGCGCGGCTAGTTTCGCCAGATCAGCGATCATCGAAGTGACGAGGCCGCTGAAGTCCAACTTGCCGGTTTTGACGAAGTCGCCCACCGCGTTCTCTGCGCTTTGGAACGCCCCGACCAGTGTCTGGCCGATATCGCCACCGATGTCGCGGGCTTTGGCCGCATAGTCGGCAAGAGCAGCCGTGACAGCGCCCCAGCCGGTTGCAGCTTGTTCCGCACCCTCGGCGGCTGCCGCCCCGGCTGCGCGCCCGGCAGCACCGGCACCACCTGCAGCGGTCGCTGTTTCATCAAGTTCGAGACCGAGCGCATCTGCCGAGGTGGCAGCATCCGCGAGGGTCGTTTCGGCCTCGGTCCCGGCGCTGGTCACTGCATCGCGCAGCGCCTGCCAACTCGCCAACGGGCGACCAGCCGCATCCGCCAGCATGCCTGCTGCTTCGCGGTAGCCATCGGCCCGGGCGCTGGCATCGTCGGCCTCCGCTCCAAGCCCCAGATCAGGCGCATCGACGTATGTTCGCCCCAGTGCGCTCGAGAACGCATCGGCTGCCGCAGCACCGGCCGCCTCTGCCGCCCCCGCAAAGGGGTTATCGATCCCACCGAGTGCCACCGGATCAAGCGTGCTGATCCTCACGCCACCTTCGCCGGTCGCCCATTCTGGAAGCAGGTCCAGCGCTGCGTTGAGCGTCGTAATGAAGCCATTGATCCGGGTGACGACACCGTTCAGCATCGATTCTACACCGCTGATCAGCCCATTTGCCGCCTGAAACGCAAAGTCGCCAATGGCACCGGGAAGCCGCCCCCAGATCGCCTTCATCGCATCGAACGCGCCTTGGAACACAGCCACAGACCGGTCGCCAAAGCTGAACACACCAGTGATGGCACCATCGAGCGCCATCAGCGCGGTTGCCTTCATCCCCTCCCAACCTGCCGCCATACGCGCCAGTGCTGCGTCCAGCGCGAGGCCAATGCGTCCCCATACCTCAGACGCGAGGTCGGAGAGCAAACCCATCGCGTTACCAAAGCCACCGGCCCCGGCCATCAGCCGGGTGAACTGATAGACCAGCTCGCCCGCACCGACGATCAGTGCGCCGATGCCAGTGCGGATCAGCGCCCCGCGCAGGAACACGAGGGCCGTGGCGAGCCCGCGCACCGACAATACCGCCGCTGCCATCCCCGCCACCCAGCGCCCCGCCATCACAGCGGCAAAGGTCGCGGCGTAAGTGGTCAACCGCCCGATATTGTCGAACAGCGCCGTGATCGCGATGCCGACCGGGCCGGTCGTGCGGGCCATTGCTGCCAGCGCATTTGCGACTGCTTCCAGCGCCGGGGCTGCGGCGACCGCCAGTTGGTTCGATACCCCACGCCAGATCAATCCAAGCCGGGAGATCGCGTCATTGGTCCGCTCGATCTGGTCAGCATCCTGCTCCGAGACGACAACCCCGAAAGCAAGGACATCCTCTGTCGCCTGCCGCAGTGTCGCCGTGTCGATCCGCGACATCGCGATAGAGCCTTCCTCGCCGAACAACTGCCCCGCAACGGCGGCACGCTCGGCGGCGGGCACAAATGCTTCAATGGCTGCATTGATCGCACCGACGCGCTGGTCCAGTGGCAGGGCGATCAGGTCGGAGGCCGACAACCCCAGCCGATCCAGCGCGTCGGCGGCTGGGCCGGTCCCGGCAGCAGCCTGGCTCAGCCGCCGCGTGAGATCCTTGGTCGCCTGCTCGATCCCGGACATTGTCACACCGGCCAGTTCGCCCGCACGCTCCAGCGTCTGGATCGAGGCAACTGTCGTGCCGAGCGATTGCGCCAGTTTGGCCTGCGCATCCACCGTCTGCAGGCCGGAACGGATCATCGCGCCGCCTGCCGCCACCAGCGCCGCAGTGGCAGTCGCTGCAGCAAGCGTGGTGCGGCGGGCAAAGGCAGCAACGCGTGTATTCGCGAGGTCCATCTCGGAGGACAGACGCCCGAAGCCCCGCGCGCCTGCCTCACCCACGCCCTCCAGTTCGGCGCGCACTTGGCGGCCGCCTTCCGCCACAAGGCGGACGCTCACTCTTTTCTCGGCCATGGAACAGGATCCTTGAATTTCTGACACAACTGTCTTACGTTTGCCGCATCGATTGACGAAAGGTATGATGATGTCCGAGACCGCGACCCTCTCCTCGAAGTTCCAGATCTCGATCCCCAAGGCGATCCGAGCCGCGCAGCACTGGGAAGCCGGGCTGACCTTCGCGTTCATCCCCAAAGGAACAGGCGTTCTCTTGGTGCCCGTTCCGCAGCGCGAAGCGCTGAAGGGCCTTGCTAAAGGCGCATCAGCTACCGACTACCGTGACCGCGCTGATCGATTTTGAAGGTCCTCGTCGACACATCGGCGTGGATCGAATGGCTGATCGGCTCACCCACCGGGCACACGCTCGCTGATCATCTGCCCGAGCAGTCTGACTGGCTGGTGCCGACCATGGTGCAACTTGAGCTGGCAAAATGGCTCACCCGTGAGGTGACGGAGGATAAGTCCGATCAGGTGATCGCCTTTACGCAAGTCTGCCAGATCATTCCGCTTGATACAGAAATCGCGCTTGCGGCGGCCGAGGCCTGTCGCACCCACAAGCTTGCCACCGCCGATGCCATCATCTTCGCCACGGCGCATGCGCAGGAGGCGACACTGCTAACCTGCGACACGCATTTCGAGGGTCTGCCGGGCGTGACCCTGATCGAGAAGATCAAGACCTGAGCGCGTCAGGCTCTCCCTCGGCTATCTGTTCGTTTACTTTGTGGACCATCACCGCCTCGATTTCGGGCAGCAGTTCGGCGGCGATCAGGGTGTCGATGCCCAGCGCCTGCGCTAGTGCCAAGGCCGCGCCCATATCCCAACCCAAGACTGCGCCGGGGGCCACCCGCAACTGCCCGCCAAGGCGGCCGACGAGATCCCAGACCTGCCAACCCTCCCGCGTTTGTGGCCTGTTCAGTCTGATTGGACAGTCGGCACAGTTGCTTTCGCACGCGGCGCAGTAACGATCGCCCCCGCCGAAGGACCAGTCGGCAAGGGCGCGGAGACGTTTTTTTCCGCGTCCAGGATCAACCCGCGCGCGACGTATTGGGTCTGGAACGCCTCGAAGACAGGCCAGATTTCCAGCAGGGCGTCGATGCCTTCGGGTGAAACAGGGATGATATCGCCCGCGTCATCACCGACACCTTCCCAATCCAGAACGGCACGGCGTGCGACGGCTTTCGCCATGGCGAGTGCCAGCTCCTCGGTTGTTGCTGTATCCGGCATGGCCTCGATGGCGGGATCAGCGCGGGCTGATACCATCAGCGCGGTGGCGAGCGGAGAGACGAGCAGGCGCAAGCCAGGGGCGAGGTCCAGCCATTCAGGCGTGGCAGTCAGGTTAAGTCGGATCATGATCAGTATCCTGTAAGGGTGTTGATGAGGACGGCGGTGCACATGCGGGCGGGGATTGTGGCCTTTGCCGCCTGCCAGTCGAAGCTGGCTTGCACGCCTTGGGGTCCTGCGATCTCGATCCGAGGGCGGGGCAGATAGACGGCATGGGCGGTGAAGGTGAAGCTGGCGTTCGCCCCGAGGCTGTAGTTGAACTCCAACTCGCAGGGGCTACCGTCGATGGCTTGGGTGACCAGCGTTGTGTCGGAAAACCGCACCTCAATTCGGCCGGTGAGTGCCGCCATGGTCGGGTCCGCTCCATCGATGCGGCCATCGCCACGGATAGTTTCGATCCGGTCGAGGTTGTTAGAATAGGTGATCTCGGCGGAGACCACGTTGCCCAGCGCCGTGCCGTTGCGTTTGACCGTGCCGTTGAAGTGGCCGAAGCGCTGCAAGGCCAGAGCGGTGGGCGTGCCAACGGCCGTTGTGGCTGCGATGGTTTCACCTTGGGCGATAAGACGGGCGGTTGCAGTCAACAGGCCGGAGCGCTGCATCTGCCAAGACAGCTGATCCAACACACACCCGGAATACATCGCGAAACGTGGCACCTCGGGCATCGCTGTCTCGATCGAGATGCTGGGCAGCGTCCAGTTGCCCGACTGGAACGTGTGGGTCTTGGGCGTCGTGCCGCTGGTCGTCGGTTGCCCAAACGCTGCCTTCAGCCAAAAACCGAAGGCCTCAACATCAATCGGGATTACCACCTCGCCGTCGGCAGTCACTGCATCCTTGATCGGGGCCAGCGGATCGCGGCCATAGCCCAGCAGTTCGGATTCCAGCAGCGGTTGTTCCGAGCCCAGCATCGTCCTTGCGAAAGGCATCAATCGGAACCCACTGACCGGCGGGGTGCCATAAACTGTCTCAAAGCCAAGCGCCATCTGCGCCCGGGCGCCTTGCGCTCGTGCCATATCGTTCTCCTTATTGTCG